GTTCATTTGTGGGATGATGTCGCTGGTTATCAAAATTTTATATTTAAGAATTATGCCTATGTTCGAGATGGTAGTGGTCAATATCGTTCCATTTACGGAGATAAATTAAAAAAGGTTACTTATTGGACAGAGGAAGATTTTAAAACAGGTAGAGTATTTGAATCAGATATACCATTGGAAACAAGAATACTCTTGGATAGATATTCAGATTCAGACGAACCATCAAAAGACCACAGAGAATTATTTTTTGATATTGAAGTAGAGGTTACAGATGGTTTTCCCGAACCATCAAAGGCAAACAATAAAGTAACATCAGTTGCTTTCTATACTAAACACGATGAGAAATATGTAGTTTATGTTTTGGGTAATGGTAAAGATAATGTAAAAAATGATGTTAATATAAAGTTTTTTAGTTCCGAATCGGAATTATTAAAGTCCATTTTACGATATTGGATGAATGTCAAACCAACTATTGTTACTGGTTGGAATACAAACAATTTTGACATTCCTTATTTATATAATCGCATTTCAAAAGTTTTAGGTGAGGAGTTTGCTAATGCCCTTTCACCAATACAAATTGTAAAGTATAATCCAAACAAAAAGATGTATCGAATTGCTGGTGTTAGTTCTTTGGATTATATGGATTTATACAAAAAATTTACATATACACAACAATCAAGTTATCGTTTAGATCATATCGGAACAATCGAGGTAGGTTTGGGTAAGGTTGAATATGAGGGTACATTAGATGACTTGTATAAAAATGATATTGACAAGTTCATAGAGTATAACTTGAATGATGTTAAGATTGTCAAAGCACTTGATGAGAAATTGAAGTTAATTGATTTGGCAAAAGGTGTATCTCATTTAGGTAGAATACCTTATGAAGAAGTATACTTTAGTTCTCGTTATATTGAGGGTGCTATGTTAGTCTATCTTCGTAGTTTGAATTTGGTAGCGCCAAGTAAATTACCAAATGTAAGTTATGATGGTTCTGATGGTAGGTTTAGTGGTGCTTATGTTAAAAGTCCTGAACCAGGTCGTTATGATTGGGTATTTGATTTGGATTTAACATCTATGTATCCAAGTATTATTATGAGTTTGAACATGTCGCCAGAAACTAAAATAGGTAAGATTAATGGTTGGGATGCGGAAGAATTTATTAAAGGTGTGGATAAACATCATTCTGTAGAAAAGGATGGTAAAGTTATTCAGACCTTTTCGAGTGGACAGTTGAAAGATTTTTTCAACAAAAATAATGTATCTATTTCATCTAATGGTGTGATATATGATTTATCTAAAAAAGGTGTCATACCGGCTATCTTGGAAAAGTGGTTTAATGAAAGGGTAGAGTATAGAGGACTTGCCAAGAAATATGGTGAAGAAGGTGATGATGAATTATATGGATACTTTAATAGACGGCAACATGTTCAAAAGATTTTACTCAATAGTTTGTATGGTGTTTTGGGTTTAACTGTATTTAGGTTTTATGACATTGATAATGCCGAGGGAACTACAACAACTGGTGTTCAGTTGATTAAGTTTACAGAGAAGATTGCAAATAGTTATTACAACAAAATACTAAAGGATGATAAAGATTATTGTATCTATACTGATACCGATTCAGTTTTCTATTCTGCTTTACCATTGGTTAAAAACAGATTACCAAATGCCGATACAACTGATGATAAGTTTATGACCGAACAAATATTGGATATTGCAAGTGAGGTTCAAGATTATATCAATAAGTCATATGATTATTTTTCAAGTAAGTTTTTGAATATCCAAGATGAACATCGGTTTGAGATTAAACAAGAATTGATTGCTAAGTCTGCTTTTTGGGTTACAAAGAAAAGATATGGTCAATGGATTATTAATGATGGTGGTTTAGAAGTTGAGAAACTTGATGTTAAAGGACTGGATATTGTCAGAAGTTCATTTCCACCAGCATTTCGTGATTTTATGACAAAGGTGTTGAAAGCCATACTGGCAAAAGTTCCTAAAGAAAAGATTGATGAATTTATATTAAATTTTAAAAAGAGTTTGAATGACCACGACCTTATGGATATATCTTTACCAAGTGGTGTCAAAGGTATAACAAAGTATACAAAGAAAAATACAAAACATGGTTTTGGTGGTAAGTCTATGTTTACAGAAATGGAAAAGGGTGCACCAGTTCATGTCAAAGCTTCGGTTATTTATAATGACTTGTTAAAACATTTTAAAGTCAATAATCACGAACAGATTAGAAATAGTAGTAAAATCAAATGGGTTTATTTAAAAGATAATCCATTTAATATCGATGCTATTGCTTACAAGGGTTATGATGATCCTAAAGAGATAATGGATTTTATAAATCAATATGTTGATAGAGATAAGTTATTTGATAAGGCATTAAAGAAGAAAATAGAGTTATTCTATGAAAGTATGAAGTGGGATATGCCCGTAGATAAAAAAGTTTCAATCGAAAGGTTTTTTTGATTGACTTTTACAATGAAAAGTATTAAATTAAATCATAATAGGAGAAACTATGAATAAAATAACGCTGGATACTTTTATCCAAAAATACAATCTTGGTGGAAATGTAAATTCTGTCAAGTGGGAGTCGGATGGTAGTACATTATCCACACGATTCATTTCACCGGACAAAAGTCTATTAGGACAATTGACTTTGACAAAACAAACTTTACCTGAGTTTGAAGTTGGTGTTTATGACACACCATTGTTGTCTAAAATGTTAGGTACTTTGGCTGATAAGGTTGATTTTACTTTGATAACACCACCGAGTGATGATGAAACACCAATCGCATTTCACTTTAGTGATTCGGTTATTTCGGCTGATTATGTATTGGCTGCTATTGGTGTTATACCTGATGTACCTGAATTGAAAAATGAACCTGAATACAAGACTTTGGTTAATATCGATAGTCAGTTTATCAATTCATTCATTCGTGGTAAAGGTGCTTTAGCTGATGTTGAAACATTTGCCATTACACCAGTAGATGGTGGTTTGGAATTCACTATTGGTTATAGTGATATAAACTCAAATCGTATCAGTATTAAAGTTCAGAGTGGTGCCGTAAGTTTAACAGAACCAGTTGTATTTAATGCTAATCTTTTCAAAGAAGTATTGAATGCTAACAAAGAATGTTCTAAGGCAACATTACAGATTTCTGATAAAGGTTTGGCTCATATCGAATTTAGTGTTGATGATTTCAATGTTAAATATTGGTTAGTATCACAACAGGTATAAGATGGAATCACATGGACTATGGGTTGAAAGATATCGACCACAAGACTTATCAACTTATGTTGGTAATGAACACCTCAAAACTAAAGTTGAGAGGTTTTTAGAAGATGGAAATGTTCCACATCTACTTCTTTATGGTAGAGCTGGTGGTGGCAAAACCACACTCGCTAAAATTATTGTTAATAATGTTGAGTGTGATTATCTATATATTAATGCATCGGATGAACGAAATATAGACTTGGTTCGAGACAAGTTGAAGACTTTTGCTTCTTCAATTGGTTTCAAACCCACCAAAATAGTCATACTGGATGAAGCGGATTATTTAAATGTAAATTCTGCCCAACCAGCTCTCCGTAATCTAATGGAAACATTTTCACAACATTGTCGGTTTATATTGACTTGTAATTATGTTGAGAAAATCATTGAACCTATACAAAGTCGTTGTCAGACATACAAGATAACACCACCAAGTAAGAAAGAAGTTGCACTACATTCCAAGACTATCTTGGAGAAAGAGAACATATCTTTCGACTTGGATGATTTGGCACTTGTGGTAACTGCTGGTTATCCTGACCTACGAAAAGTTATCAATGATTTACAAAGACAATCTATTGATGGTCAGTTGAAAATCGATAAACAAGGAATGTTACATAATGAGTTTAAACTTCAGTTCTTAGAGATGATTCAAAATAACTCTGATATCAGAACTATTCGTAAGTTGGTTGCTGATAGTAGTTTTAGTGACTACACCGAGTTATTTAGATTACTTTATGATGAAGTGGAAACTTTAACTGGTGATAAGATACCAGAATTGATATCCGAGATATCAGTTGGTGCTTATCAAGATGTGTTAGTAGTGGATAAAGAGATTAACTTTATTGCTACAGTATCGAACATATTGAGGAGATTACAATGAGTACAAAACCAATGAAACCATTACCACAACAACAACCACAAATTGATTTGAGTGATGCAGAAACTATGACTTGCCAATCGTGTAATAATAAAATTTTCATACAAGGATATGTCATAAAAAGAATTTCTGCTATTGTATCACCATCTGGTCAAGAGATGATAGCACCAGTTCAAGTGTTCAATTGTGGAAATTGTGGTGAAATATTACCATTAGCTGATGTCAATGAACTTATTTAGTTGGATAAACGAACTATTTGTCGGTAAACGAGATTGGGATTCTTTTTCGGATGCCGACAAAAAGAAGTTTAGTCCATTTATGGTTAATCGGTATTTGAGTATGGGTGAAGATTATTTACCAATAGTAAATCATTTTCAGAAATTTACAATAGAAGTTATGCCACCCAAGGCAGTATATCAGTTCTATTGTAGTTTACTACCAAAGAAAAAGACTTATTTGAAGTACTTGAGTGGTAAGAAAGAAAAGACAAACGACAAAGTAGTTCCATTTATTATGGAATACTTTGAAGTGAGTAAACTTCAAGCGGCTGAATATTATGACTTGATGCCAAGAGAAGATTTAAAATTAATGTTAAAGAAATTTGGAAAATCCGATAAGGATATAAAGAAAATGAGAATTAGATGAATAAATTATGGATGGCATTAAGTATATCGTTAGTAGGACATGTTATTGCTTGGTTTCATATGCAAGGACAATTTAAGTATGAATGGGCAAGAAATATTTGGTGGGTAATAATAGGTGGAATACCAATTAGTATAGCATTTTACTATGGTACAAGGTGGTACTACGAATATTTTAATAACTATTGGTATGTTAGACCTATAGGATTTGGTATGGCTACTTTTGTATTTGGTATTATGACTTGGTTATTTTTGGGAGAGACACCAGATACTAGAACTTGGATAACTATAGGATTATCTATAGTCATTATTATGATACAATTATCACATTTAATTATAAAATAGAGGAAAATAATGGAAATAAAAGAAACTGATTTAACCACAGACTTGAAAGATTCAAATTCTGTAGTTAAACAGATGGAACAAGAGTGGCCTGAAATGACATCAGAGTTTAAAAAATTACAACGAGAACAATATGTTTTGTTTTGTAATAAACAACATGATTATGGTCCTGGTAATATTTCAGTTGGTACACAATTACAGACACCAGAAGAAATTAAATTATCATTGACTGGTTTATGGTTCAGAATGAATGATAAATTACAGAGAGTTAAAAATCTATTGATGAGTGATAGAAAGAATGCAGTTGAAGATGAACCTTTGGAAGATGCATATTTAGATGTTAGTAATTATGGTATAATGGCGACAATAGTCGGTAGAGGAAAATGGGGTAAATAATGAATAAACAACATTGGGGTGAAGTAAAGCCTAAAGAAAAAAAGAATGCTCAACCTAATAATGAAAAACACATTTCAGTACAAGATAATAAAATATATTATTATTCGAGTGTAAATAGAGATAGTGCTGTTGAGTTGAATAAAAAAATTGGTGAGTTGGAAAGTAAATCATTGACATTATCAAAAAGTTTAGGTATATTACCACCACCAATAAAATTATTCATTAATTCAGGTGGTGGTTCTATTGTGGCTGGTATATCATCTATGGACACAATATTGAGATGTGAAGTTCCTATCCACACTTATGTTGATGGATTTTCAGCGAGTGCTGCTACATTTTTGACAGTAGTTGGTGAGAGGAGATTAATGAGTAGAAATTCTTATATGTTAGTTCATCAACTAAGTAGTAGTTTTTGGGGAACTTATGCTAACTTTGAAGATGAGAAGAAAAATCTTGATTTAATGATGAAAACTATAAAAGATGTTTATAAAAAATACACTAAATTACCAATGAAAAAACTTGATAATATACTGAAACACGATTTGATGTGGGACGCACAAACTTGTTTGGATTATGGTATGATTGACGAGATAGTATGAAATCAATTTCACATTCACAATTTACATCCTATAACGAATGTAACCTAAAATGGAAACTTCGTTATATAGACCAATTAAGTCTATCTGGAGGTAACATATACACATTATTTGGTTCTGCTATGCATACAGTAATTCAAGAGTACTTGGTTACAATGTATAATAAATCAATTGTGGAAGCTGATAAATTGGATTTAGAGAGTATGTTGAAAGAAGAGATGGTCAAGGAATTTAATATCATCAAAGAAAAGTGGAATGCTTATCCTTGTGAACAAAAAGACCTAGTAGAGTTTTATGAAGATGGTGTTGAGATAATTAAACACTTTAGAAAACACAGAAATAAATATT